GCAGGAGCAGCAGCTTCAGCTACAGCACCAGAAACATGAACAGGTAATAAGTTAGACTCATACCAGTCAGAGTTAGCGAAACGGCCCAACATCCAGCTTTGTGCTAATTCATTGTTTCGATCCATTGCAAATTGGTTTAAACCGCTACCAACAATCGCAGGAATGTTCGCAACAGGTAGAATTGCCATCATTTTATGAGTGGCTGCGCCAAAATCTTCAAAGTTAGCAACAGATTGTGCTAATTGAGTGAAGCTATTGATTGGGGTAATACCATCGCCATAAAAGCGGAATGGGCCAGATTTGTATTGTTGAACGCCAAAATTAGCAGATTGTGGGTCATTAACAGTTACGCCAGACACAAAGTTTTTAAGAATGTCAGCTTCAATTCTTGAGCCTAATTCTTTCATAGCTGCCATACCAAATCTGTCCATGTATTCACGCACGTTGAAGATGAACTGTTGGTCGGTATATCCAGCACTTACGTTAGATGCTTGAGAGCAAACTAATGATTGTACACGTTGAACAGATGGCTGTTGAGTAATAACAAGACCATTGTAACCTGTGAAACGTGGGGTAGTGTCGAATGTTACAGTGTCGCCTAAGTTGCTAGGAGCTGTAGTATTGAAGTCTTTAAACTTCTTGTTAGACATGCTGATACCGACAAAGCTATTTAATAGCCAAGCCAATTCAGCCTTTTGATAAGTCTGTACGGTTTGTAAGACGTTAGTAGGTGTAGCGGGCATTTTGGTCACTCCAGTTAATTAAAAAAATCTTCTTAACTGGAAGGACAATAGCGAGTTTTTAGCCTTTAAACATTTTTCTAAAATCACTCACCGACATAGAGCCATTGTCCATTCCAGCCGTAGGTGAAGGTTTTAGTTGAGAGTAGGGGTCGCGAGCCTGAGCCTCTTCAGCTTTTGCAGCCATATTTTGCTTAATGCTTGCAGATAGCTTTTGCAAGTTTTTTTGAGCTAAATAAGGTTGGTCTTGAATATCTGATAAGATTTGTGAAAGCTTATGAGGATTATCCAAAACTTCTTTCATAATGTCGCCAGTGTTTTCCATGTCATTGACCATGCCAATAAAGCTATGGATTCTGGGGTCATTATAATTGAGCTGATTAAGTTCTTGTTCTAAACCTGGATATTGTTGTTCTGCCACTTGCATCTTTTGAACAAAACTATTAACCATTTGCTGTTGTTTTAATTCAGCAAGTTGGCTTTGTATGTGCTCTTGAGTTGCGCGTGTCGCTTGCTCTTGAATCATTCGCTCAATGTCAGCTTGTGACAATTGCGCCATACCACCTAAGCTAGATGCCTGTTGTGGGGCGTCTTGTTGTTGCTGTTGCTGAGCTTGTAATTCTTGCATAGCTGCTAATCTCCCTTTTTCATAAGCCTTTTGTTTTTCCCTCTTAACGACATCTGCGACTTGTATCCTGTTGAACACAGGTGCTTGCAAATCGTCATCAGGAGCAACTTCTTGCTCTTTTACTTCAGGATTAGTGATTTCAGTATCAACAATATTCTCTACTTCTTCCATTTAAAACCCTCTTTTGACTTTCTGTCGGTGTCACCGTGATTCAATACATGTCGCTGTAAGGTTGCGCCCAGGATGCCGTTTGGGGACGTAATACCCTAATTATTCACTATAGAAACATTTTGTGTCAAGCGTTTGCCAATGTTTCACGTGAAACCATGTATAAATTGCCACGCTGTATGCTTTTTAAAGCTTGCATTATTAAGAACTTAATATTTTTAACATGATTTTTTGAATCATAGATTTCCCAATATTCATTTAAAAGTTTTTCGACTTCAGTTATAGGAACCTTGCCATGCCTGGTGTGGCCGCAAATTAGTAACAAGATTCTGTATTCTGTTTCTCTTAAATAAGGAGAAAATTGATTTAAATAAGTAAGGTCTTCACACGCTGTTAACAATTCATCTAAGTTTTTGTTCATAAGATTCACAACTATGTTTCACGTGAAACATCTACTGTTCGTGATTCGCGAACCGCGAACAGCAAATGTTATTTCTTTTTCTTTTTCGATTTGCCAGCTTTAGACAGACTCGCTGCAACCGCTTGCTTTTGTGGGTAGCCAGATTTAATCATCTCGGAAATATTTTCTGTAATGATTTTTTTACTTTTGCCTGACTTTAGCGGCATGGTTTTTTACCTTTGGCTTTCATAGCTTTAGATTCGTCTTTGCGAGCTTTCTTTTCCATACCTACTTCACCATAACTTGCACCGATTGCTCTTTTTTTTGAATAACCAGCTTTCTCCATAACTTTAACATTATGAGACATACCTTTAGGGGTAGCGGCTGCTTTGCCCTTAACAAGCATGCCTTTTTTCATTTCTTTTTTAACTTGTTTCATTTGCATTTCCCCTTCATCATTTTTTTCATCATGGCTTTGTCTTCTTTAACATCTTTCTTTTCAGATTTTTTAATCATTTTGGCGATAAGCTTTTTGTCTTGTGCTACATCCATGTGTTTGGCAGGTTTTGCTTTGGCTTTAGATTTCATTTTGATTTTCCTTTCTTTTTGGATAAACCTTTTAAAGTAATTGCAAGGGTTGCTTGCTTCCGTGTTTTTGGACTTGCCGACTTAGCTGCTTTCTTAAGTTTTGCCATAGGTATGTTTTTTTCTTCTGGCACGCCTAGTTTTTTAGACAAAGCACCAGGATGCTTGACCGCTTTTTGAATCCACTTTTTATCTGCCATGATTAGCTTCCAGGATAAGTTTCTGAATATATATAATTACGCTCTTCGCTTAATATTTCAACCATTGATGCAAGACCCAAATCAGATACGCCAACCAATGCAGTTGATTGTTCAATGACTTCCATTTCGGGCTCAAAATAATCGAATATCACAAGCGCAATTGCTCGTTCAAACATGCCATTTGGTTTCCATATCCACCAATTAGCCACGGGCTGTACATCTGTTACACGTGGCAATACAATGTCAGAGCCGCTTTCGTCCTTGAGCAAAGTCTTCATCACTCTTTCCTAAAGAGTTCGGAAACAATTTTGCTTCTTTCTTCTTTAGATGCGCCGCTTGTAACTTTGTACATGGTTTGCATGATTTCGCTTCTGGTATAACCATCCCGCTTCATTTTTTCGACACCGCCAGGTTGGGTAATATGATGTTCAGTGATTTTATATTTGCTCATTTCTTTCCGCTCCTTGCATTAAATCTTTTAATTCTTTATTCATTTTTAAGCCGTGCGCCTGTGCGCGTTGTTGCACTTCAGCTAATTTAGCAGCTGATTCCAAGGCATGTACTTCAAGGCTTGTTTGTGACTCTTCGAGACGAACAGCACTATCAATTTGAGCTTGCGATACTTTTGCTTCAGCTTCAAGTATTTTTGCATCGGCCAACTCTTTTTCAGTTGCTAATCTTGCTAATTCAAATTGATTTTCAATTTGTGTTTGCTGTACATCAGATTGCGCTTTAATCATTTCGGCTTGAGCACGAATCATTTGTGGATTCTGCATCATCGCTTGCTGCTGCATTTGCATTGCTTGTTGCTGTTGCATTTGCTGCTCTTGCAAATATGGCTCAATTGATTCTTGTAATCTATCTGCCCCATAAACAGTTAAATTAGATACAAGGATTTTTAGGCCCTGCGGACTATTCATAAACTGCCCGAATTGAGGACTTGCTTGCATTAATGCCACTATTTGTTCTAATGCTTTGTTCTTTTGCACTTGAAAGTTTACGCCAGCATCGACGTTAACCTTTATGGCCCTATCTTTGTAATCAAGTATTGGTTTGCCTTCTACGTTAATTTCTTGATAAGACTGCTCACCGTTACTGTCAATTACAGGAATTGTACGTTTACCAACTAAATATTTAGGCATTAAGTCAACAATAATATTCCCGATTTGTGTTAAACCCTGTAAGTAACCGACAATATAAGGCATTGCGGCAGAGTTTCCTTGAGATGCTGTTTCAATAACAGCTTTCCCAGACAGTCTTGTGTCGTCTCGACCGAGATTAGAAGCGTAAGAACCCAAAATAGTTTGTGTGGTTGGGTCAGTAACCTGAAAAGCACCCATAATTTCAGGAGGCGCGCCTTGATTAACCACTTCCCGAATAGGTTGCGGAATTGCTTTGTTTGGATCGTTTTCATAAAACGCATTTACTACAATTGTATTGGCTTTTTGGATGTCTGTTAGTGCTTCAATGTAATCGTCTTCTTGCGGTATGGCTTCTTTCATCACAATAAACTTAGACTGTATTTGGTTTTCTAAGTAGTTTGCTAAGCTAATACCTGCAAAGTTTTTAAGGTCTTGAATGCCTTTTGCATGGTATACATATGGTCGAGTCATCTGATAAGTTGTATTTGACGTACCTTGAGTCAAATTGATTGAATTACCATCAACAAATACATAAGGCAAATAGGTGTAATCTGTTTCTTCATACTCAAGAACTTGATTTTCAATCAAACGATAACGACAAACTGTTTCAAGCTCTGTCCATCTTGGTTTACCAACAACAATAGGTAATTGCTCAATAAAACTCATTTCTTGCCAGTAGGATTGCATGCGTTCATAATCTTTTGCAGTCATAACTCGGCCATCCGCAAGTCTTACAATACGAGTGCGTTTCTTTTTCTTTTCAAAGTAATCAACAACAAGAATAAGTTTTTTGCCCATCGCATCTTTATACGACCAATTGAACCCCTCGAAATCCCTTTCATAATTGATTCCCTTAAGCTCCACGTCGGGGTAATCGCGCTCGAAGTCTTTTACATCCATAGGGAAAACTTCAAAGCAGTATTGGCCATCACCTTTATGTGACGCACGCGCTGCTGGGTCAAATCCGCATAAAGTAGGGTCAAAAACTCGACTAAGATAGATTTGCTGATTAAAGCTCATAGGGCTTGAATAGTCAGTCCAGACCTTGGCTACTGAATAGCCGCCAGATAACAAGTCTTTGTAAATCTCATAACTAAATGAATCTTTATCTGCTTGATGAAGTATATGGCGAATGTGTCCTTCTACAAGGTTTAGAACCTCATAGGGTATAGGGACGCCTTCAGCAGGAGTCACACAGATACTTGGCTCTTGCTGTGCGAATTCACCGAGAAGGCGTGATATGTAAGCTTCTAAGATATTAAACTCAAGCACAGGGCGATGCAATTGCATCATGGCGGCTTTTTGTTGTTCAGTTATAGATTCTTTAAAAATATATTTTCGAAACTCATGAAAGCGTTTAAAGTTGTCTTGAAAATATTTATAAGACGTAGAAACATCTTCTTTAATGCGTGCAAGCTTGTCAGAAGCACTTTTAGCCACTGTTACCATATAGCTGTCCCTTTGCTGAAAGTAAAGTACGTTGTTTACCCATTATCTTACCAGCAGTTTGACTTGTTTTGCTACTATTTGCAATTTGTGTTATGGGTAAAGCAAATGTGAGGCACAATGCATCGGCTGTGTCACTAGAACGTATACCACGTTTTTTCATTTCTTCTTTCTTTTCCATAACTAATCTGGAATTGCTATCAATTCGGTAACGTGTTCCGCAAATGTCAGAATGGAGTTCATCAACGTCAGGTATTTGACAAGGCTCATCTTCAAGCCAGGATTTAAGTTCGCCCCACATTTCAGACCGCTTATTACTGTATTTACGACCATCAAGCGGTGTTGAGCCAGCGTTAACGCCGACGATGACATTTCCATGTCCTAGCTCCTTAAGCCTATCTACAATTCCCGCACCAAGACCTCCAATGTCTATAAAAACTTTGGCAGGTTGTTCTCTAACAATGATGTTGTTAACGATTCCGACAATTTCCATTGTGTCTTTTTTGACATAAGTCTCAAGACCAAAAGCCTTTCTTCCCTTCCGCCTGATAATTGCTGATCTATCAGCCCCAAAGCGAGCAGGGTCAACACCGATAACAAGATGCCCGTAATCGTCCACCTGGATTGTTTTGCGAGCACGCAACACAAGTTCATTAGCGACATAACTATCTTCACCAGTCAACTGAAATGCTTCAGCACTGTTGCAAGGGTATTCTTGCATAAATGACTTAATGCCATCAGTGCCATTGACGCTAAACTCTGCTATTTTGTTTCTACGCCAAGCAATTTGATTAATAGTCAAGCCATATTGACGCATTAATTCTTCTTCGTCAACGGTAAGAGCGAAACCATCTGGCACTTCTGATTGATATTCTTCCTGCCAAAACCATGGTACAAAGATGGCGATGTATTCTGATTCACCCGCCTCAGCTTTTTGCCATTGTTGATGAAAAAAATTGCCTACGCCATTTGCTGTAGATTCAAGCACAATTTCCGTATTGCTTGCGTTAGGAACTGCTTGAAAGATACCTTTGGCGTGTTCGCTGGCATGGTTCCAAAATGCAACTTCAGAACCATGTAAAAGTTGTATCGTCGCCGAACGACCGACACTTTGATTTTCGGCAGTACCCAATTTGTATCCGCTGTCGAGTTTCCCAAAAATAAGTTCTTTTGCATTTGATGTAGTAACGGACGGTTTAAGTAATTCGGGCGTATTTTCATAGTATCGTTGTGCCATTTTATATAAGTTATTAGTTGCGTCTAAAGCATGTGTCAATATAAACGCCTGTGTACCAAACCGATGAATAACTTGATGGTAGAATCGAGCACCAACATAAGTTGAACATCCTTGTTGCCTTCCTTTTAATATCAAAGCTCTAACTTTACCAGTCATTGCTCTTTGTTCTTCTAGCTTAGCATGTATGTATAGTTGCGCACGATTTAATGTGAACGGTAGAATTTGCCCTTCTTTTGTGCGAATCTTGAGACATTTGGTGGCAAAATGCGGAAAATCATCCTTAAGTTTTTGCCTAATTAGTTTTTCTCGGTCTGATAATTTAGTCATGGGATATAAAAATATGGGAATAAAGATTGATATTAGTGAAGATTATACAAGTGGTCAAATCACATTTGACTGTCAAGGTATAGATGACATACGACAAGTTGGTGATATACTCAGCATCATAGGATTTAGCATGCGTTTTGCTAATATAGAATTTAGGGAGAAAACTGTGCAAACAGAATTAAAATTATCAAAAAGTTTAGATTTATTAGCTGAGTTTGAGAAAAGCATAACGGATATAAGTTCTGATCTTACTGGTAGAGAAAAAGAAGAATCAGAAAAATTAGAAAGAATTATCAATTGGCGTTACGTGCAAGAAATACGAGAAATATTGCACGATGCAAAACGAATAATGATATTGAGGTCTTATGAGTAACGTAAATCATCCAAAACACTATTCGCTTGATATTCATTGCGAGTGCGGTAAAAACATAGAATGCTTAGATATTGTAAAAAATTTACCATTTGTTGATGGCAACATAATTAAATATGTTTGGCGTTGGAGAGATAAAAATGGTTTAGAAGATTTGTTTAAGGCGCAGTTTTATTTAAATAATTTAATAGAAAGCCAACAGATTAAGCAATCAAAAATGAAAGCTATAACGGTTGATGATTTAGAATTAACAGTTCGCACAACCAATGCTTTAAAATCTGAAGGAATTGACACAATTGAAAAAATATTGCTATGTCATAAAAAAAACAATCTTTATAAAATTCCTAATTTTGGCAAAAAAGGTTTTGATGAACTCATATTGAAGTTAAATAGTATAGGGTATTCATTAAATGACAAATAAAAAAACAGATGAAATATTAGAAAAATTTCGTGAATTAGAAAAAAATGAAATAAAAAAATGGATTGATAAAGTTTGTGAATTAAAAATGTTAATTAAATCTAATAAAAAAAATAAAGATGTTAAATCCTAGTGCAACCAAGACACATGAAAAGCCCAGATAAACTCTGGGTTATATGATATTAAATGTTAAATAACCACATGAGTTTTTGTTAAATATTTAGGGAAAAATATGAAATTCTATTACTACTATTCAGCGATGAACGCTGGCAAGACAACATCACTTTTACAATCCGCATATAACTATCAAGAACGGGGTATGAAGACACTTTTATTGATTCCTGCTGTTGTTGGTAAAAGTAGAATTGAATCGCGTATAGGTCTCTCTAGCGATGCGATGGTATGGGATGCCGATACATTTGACGCAAGTTTACTCAGAGACATAAGTTGCGTATTTGTAGATGAAGCGCAGTTTCTCACAAAAGCCCAAGTTACATTTCTTGCAAGTGTTGTTGATATTTCAGATATACCAGTCCAAGCCTATGGATTGCGTACAGATTTTAAGGGCGAACCATTTGAAGGCAGTAAATATTTACTAGCTTGGGCTGATGAAATTAATGAGATTAAAACAATTTGCTCATGTAGTAAGAAAGCCACAATGAACATCCGTATAGATGCAGATGGAGAACGTATTGACGAAGGTGCGCAAGTTCAAATTGGGCGTGAAGAGTCTTATGTATCAGTGTGTAGAGCGGATTTTTTTAAAAGTTCGCTGTAGTTATATAATCACTCCAACTCTTTCAGCGCATCTTCATGTTTTACTGTGACTGTCTGCTCAATTGTCTGACGGTCGCCGTATGTCTTAGATGCTAATCTAGCAGCCATCCAACGTCTATGCGCAATTTTTTCCTTAAGCAGTGTTGCACTCACAGGGTCATAGCGTTCTTGTCCAGAATCATCGACATAAGTTTTTAATTCCAATGGTATCAATTCTTCGCATTCTTCTACTAAAAGTTTAGCCTGTAAGGCCTTTGCTTGATCATACAATGCGGAAAAGTCTAAATATTTTTTTCGCCATAGTGCAATTGTTTCTTGATCTGGCATGTCATCATACATTTTACATAATGCTCTGATGCCAATAGTATGAGTTGCAATACGTTCGCAAATTAAATTAGCTAATTCAGATGTATATTTAGAAGGACGGCCCATCGCCATTTCAATTACTCACTACGACGGTTTCTAGATTTCTTTTGAGGCGGCATAGAAACTTCTTCAACATCTCTTTCCTGTT